ACTTTTACAAAACAAAGAAAACATTGGTAACATATCTGGTATACCAAACATTTCCACTGGAGTACTCATTAATTCCGGAAGTGTTTTTCCAAATGAATTATACATACCTGGCAAAATAGAATAGGACTCTGCTACGTTTAAAATTTGTAATTTTTGAAAAAAATAAAGAAAAGTCTGATTACAACCAACTCTCATACATTCACCTACTCTAGATAATGCGGATTCCATATCATTGACATAACCTGTACAAGGTAAGTTCATGTTTACTTCTTTACTTTTTTTTATTTGTGGATATAACATTACACCATTGAATGATAATAAAGACACAAATTCCATTAAGAATGGCTGTGAGTTAGTTTTGCGTAAACTATCTGAAAAACCATGGAAACGCATCATGATTTTGTGTATAATTCTAAAATTAACAAAATCATTTTCATCTTCATAAATACAGATTGTTATATAATCATCTGAATGTTCCATATGTTCTATAAAAAATTTACTATCAGGAAATATTTTCTTGAAAATATAATACGTATAGTTAGTACAACACACAGCTTTATAAGAAGATGAATAATTAAACATACCCTGTAAGAAATTTTGAGTACTGCTGAATGTACCACTAGCATAAGACTCATTCTTATTTAAGAACTGCATCTTTTTGTGAAGCTCAGGATTCATGTCAAAGTCTGGTACAATGTTTGCATTTAATATTTCTATAGGTATTTGTATGTTTTTCTTTGACCAACAATTAAAGGTTGATAACAACATATTATACATTTTCGTTGTGACTTTATCTTTTAATGCTAATGTCATTGAGATAAAAGAAGACATTGTTTCAGCAGCAGACCACTTTGTACAATCCCCATTAACATACATAATTTTCATGTTAGGTGTAACTTTATTATGAGTATATATTCTATCTAACATTTTCTGCATTGCTATCATCTTATTATCACCTTTTATAGAAATAGCTTCATTGGGACTATTTTCACAAATATTTTTAAAGAAATTCTCAGTACATCTAACTAATGCTTTGGCACCTATGTTAACAACATAAAATTCTCTTTTAGCACCATACTGAGATTTTATACAAACATCAGCAACCATGTTACCGTTATCATTTTTAAGAAAATCTTCAGCGAAATCGACAGTCTTTTGTAAACTAGGATTTTGGAGAATTTTATCCAACACAGTCTCAAACACACGTTGACGTGGTTTGTATTTGTTATAGTACTTAGATTCAGTTTCAAGTCTATATTTTATACTTTTAACACTTTCACTGCGTTCAGATGTAAACATTTTTTCTAACATGACTTTTTTATCATTTTCACGTTTTGTTAAATTGTCATCTGATTTCAATTCTCTATCCAAATCACTGATAACAGCTTTTGTGCTTATTAGTTCAGATGCATACTCATCATTAACATTATGTATAATCTTCTTGAAAAAAGGTTTTTCTAACATTAAAGTATGGTTCACAGAATGGAATACACAAGACGCAAAGCAACCAATTTTAATGTCATCTCTTAAAAAATCATTTAAATCAGAAAAATGTAAGCAACCTGTTCTCCTCTTTTCACTAAGTGACTCATAATTTTCCTGGTATTCAACAATAGTTTTAAAAGCATTAACATACTCATGATACATGCTTGATGGTTCTTTTATTGTATGGACATAAATAAAAATCTCATCTAACAAATCATTAATTTCATGCAAATTCTTATCAAACCACAAAGACGGCATATTAATTTTTCCACCCAAACTTGAATTTAATCTTTGCCCAAATGAAAATTGAGGTGATAGTAATTTTATGTTTTCTATAGTTGCTGATTTGTGTATGAGTGCAAGTCTACTAAACAATCTGTTGATTATCCATACCTCTAAAGAGCATTTGTAAGGTGGTTTGAATTTTTCAACAATCATTTTTTTTATGTTTGTGTACTTTGAGTATGCTGAGACTAACAAATAACGTGTATCCATGAGCATTTCACAAACATGTTGATTTGTACACATTGCAATTATTGCTCTTAAAGAAAAGACATTTTGTATTTTATTGTCTTCCAATGCATTGTCCTCATTTTTACTAGATAAAAAAGTGTTCATAGTACTAGACAAAACTGAAAAGTATGAATCTCGAATATGAACTAACTTCAAGTTGCTTAATCTTCTCCAATTGCATATGACTAAAAACTGTTTTCTATCATTCATCTTATAGATTTTAACATTACCAAAGAAATTAGTGTAAAAATTAGGATGTTCTGTTATAAAAACTGCCATGAAAGGTTTACCACGCTCACCCTTTGCAGTATTGTGACAACCGGCAACAACATATAACATATTAGAGATACCGCAATTGAACAAAGAATAGCTATTGGGTTTCAAATTCAAACTATTGTAATGTAATAATTGTTGACAGATTAACTTACTATATTTTAAATAAGAAAAACAATGTGTATCAGATATTAATGAAAATGCAGAATGATAATGTCTAATGTGTTCTTTTTTTAACTGATTTGCAGCCTTAGAATCAACTTCACTATACTCTTGCATGAACATATCAAGCTTTATTTGATTACTATACGGATCAACACTAGACAAATGTTTAATCATGATATCAGTGTATATAGAATCGTAAATATCAGTAGTATGCTCAATATTCTTTTTCTTAAAATAGGATTCTCTGTCATTCTTGTATTTGTTGATACCTGATTTAATCCAATAATTACTAATATTGGCATTACTATCAACTCTAGGTACAATTATGGTTTTTTTGTTTTATCACAAAACTCTTAGTCTTATCATTAAGTTCTTTGAATTTGTTATCAACTAAAAATGCCTCATATGAGTAAGATGGATTCTCAAATAAATTCATATTGATTTTATCAGTAAATTCATCTAATATGTTTCTGTATTTAACAAGAAATTTATCAAAGATATCTGCATTTATGCTTCGGAATGCTCTGTAATTAGGTTTTATCTTTTCAAAAACACTGTATGAATCTACATCTTTCAAGATATAAGCTAGTCTCAATTCTTTGTACAGATTTTTTGTATTCCAATTTTCATCAATTTTACAGAATCCATCATTGAAAACAGAGTTGTTATAATCCTGTTGATCACCACTATTAATAAATATGTTGTTAAATTCTCTTGATAAGCCAAAAACAAAGTTAGTAAGTTCATCATTTTCAACATTGCATGAATCAAGGTATCTAAAAAAGTTTTTTATCAATTCCTGTTCTGAATGCAAACCTGTAATATGTGGTAAGTTCAAAATATGTTCATTCATTGGTGCTATGATATGGTGTGTGGGTTTTATATTCATTCTATCACGTTTGTTGTTATTGTCTAATATTTCTTTAAACCCATCATTGAAGTCAGAACCTTTACATAAATTATCTTTATATGAATCATATATATCTGACATATTGTGTGATTCACCATTTAAGACAAATTTGAAATAGGAGCACAAAGAATCTTCAAAAGCTTCTTTATCACCAATATTTTCA